AGTGTCGCTATGGCAATGGATACCGATATCGGATCTTGCTCATGTGCCGTGACTTTGGTATTTGCTTAAAATTTAACAATGGAAAAGCGCGAGGGCTATGCCCCGTGGTCTTTAACTAGAAAAGCGGGCGTTCAATCAGCAACAGTCAACGGTGATATAGAAGTCCCACAATTTATACAACCTGTATTAGACACGGGTTTTGTAGATGAGAAAGGAAACTGGAAAGGTATAAAGTCCAGTGATGAAGAATTCAAGATATCTGATACTGCTTTGGCGGTAGCTAATGGTGCGGCCGTATTATTTCCTAATACAGCAAATGCAGATTTTATAGATCTAACTGGTTTTTCTACTGTGTGGATAGCTCTTAAACCAACAAATGGCGGCAATTGTGCTGTAATTGCTGTAATGGGGCCAGATAGTCAACGTTTTGCTAACTTAAGTCCTGTTAATCCAGCCGCCCCCCTTAAAGGAGCATACCGCAGGAGTGATATGGACAATTTATTATATGATGCTACTGAATCAATGACGGCTGACGTATGGAATATCTTTCCAATTATAAACCAATTACAAGGACAAAAGTTGTTAAATTTTCAAATAACTAATAATAGCGGTGGTAATAGCGACATTGATTTTGCATATTTGAGGGTCGTTTAATGCCTACATCAAGAGAGCGCGAGTATTATCGCATGGGTTTTCAGGATGGGGTAGCGTCAACATCTGGACAAAGAAGTTTAGGCCCGCCCGATCAATTAGGGATTGTATACAAAGATAAACCTAAACGTAAACTATCAGCATGGCAGAAATACATTAAGAATAAACGTAATCACATCAAATATAGGGATGGCAAATTAAACCTAAAAAAGATGGGCGTAGAATTTAGGAGAAAGAAACGCCGATGACAGTCTTAAGAGAAATCTGTATATCCGTACATAGACGGCATGAGGGAAACCTATGATTGCCGAATTACTCTTAATAAGGAAACTGCTGGAGAAAACTCCAAACGGGTCAACACCATCTTCAGCAGTTGTCCCGAAATCAATTAAAACTCTTTTTGGAAGAACGCAACGGCCGACAACAATAACGCCACCGACTAAAGTGGGGCCAGCTTTAGGGCTGAAAAAATACTTTTGAGCCAATTAAGTAAATTATTAGACACGCTTTTTAGAAGTCAACAGGCAATAGAGGCATATAGAAAGTTAAAGGGCGAGGATGACGAATAATGCCTTATGCCTTAATTCCTGATGGGTTTACCCTCAAGAAAGTTACAAAAGCACAAGAAAAAGCAGTAAATGATAAGCGCCGACATGATGACGTTTTAGCTTTACTTAATAACGAAGCTACTTTACAAGTTGTATTAGGTGGTATTGTTGCTATTGTTAGCGGATTTTTATTAGACAAATTTATAGAAGAAATAGAATTGCCTTCTATTCCTTTAGATACTATAGAAAAAGCTAAGAAAGCAACTTTAGAAGCTACTTTATTGCTTAATCCAATAACGGGCCCAGTTGTAGCTGGCCAGAAAATTGGTAAAGGTTTAAAAGATTTATTAGAATCCGAAGATCTTTATTCAAAATTAGGGCTTAAATGAATCCAGATTTAATTTATCTCTTTATAGGGGAGACTGTCATAATTTTAGCGCTGTATAAATGGATTTTTAGACAAATGATTGTCTCACACTGGGAAAAGAAAATAGCTGAAGATGGGTGGCTAATAATTAATTTAGAACCTGTAATCGATGAAATAGAGGATCGGATGCATGAAAAGCTAGAACAATTTCAAGCTTCTTTTTTTGGTTCTGTAGGGGCAATGACTAAGAAAGCTAAAGATTTAGACCCGATGAATAACATAAGGAAAGCCGCTAAGGACGGTGACTGGGCTTCAATGTTGGTTGAATATGCCGCTAATAAGGCAAATTTAGGGCATTTAATTGGCTCAGAAAGCCAAAACTCAGGGAGTAATGAGTCAGAAATTAACTCTAAACCACTAATCCCTAAGAAATTATTTAAATAAAATAATACTATTATTAATTAAATTGGTATAAAGATCTATTTTTTTTTTTTTGTTAGCGTTTCTTTTTCTAGTAATAAAATAATAGTGCGATTATATTATATACTCCCACTCAATGTATAGGTAGGTGTTGACATGATAAGACATAGTATATATGAAGAATTAGTTCGCATTCGAGAAGTTCTCGCAATGCAAGTAGTATTGAGTGGAATCAATATGAAGAGTAAAAAGTTTGATCCAAACGATGTACACGAAGTAGCAATGGCAGATCAATATCAAAAAATGATGGAGAAATGTATTGGTTATGCATTCCCTGAAAGGGTAATGAGAAAGTTTGAAGAAGAAGAACTTTGTGACATTTGTTTAAGACCACGTCATTTATGCAGGGAAGAACATGACCTTTAATCGTAATCAAAATAATGGCGCTTACTGCAAAACATGTGGTATAGAAATAGCATCAAGCATTAACCACCGACAAAAGAAAACATTTAACAGAGAACACAATATTTTACATTGTCAAGAATGCTCAGGTAAAGAAGGATCCAAATACAATCTCCCAATTAGAAAAATGAGGAATGAAGGAAAGCCTATAACATGGGCAAAACTCAGGGAGAAACGTTCGTATAAATGGAGAAATAAGTAAAATGGGCAGAAGAAAAGAATGGAAAGCAAGTAAATCTTTTACGTTAGGAATACAAGAAATAGCATGGATGGAGGAACATTGTCATAATAATAATATGAAAGGTTCTGAATATGTTAACAAGCTAATAAGAAAAGAGATGTTGCAACAACAAGACGAAGAAAGACAACAGCATGGTCCAATTAATTGGTGCACTTCATGTGGTGATAATAGAGAATATGAAGCTAAAAAAGGGAAATGGATCTGCAAAGAATGTGGCGACGATAAGACAGAAGTCATAAAATATCTAATAGAACAACAATCCGCCAAACTTAAGTAGCTACTCATAACTGAGTAAGCATGGCACCACGTCGTAAGGCACCTCGAAGAAGGGCAAGAAAATCATTTAATATCTCAGCAATAGAAGCTGGGACAGCAATTTCATTAGCACAATCAACTGGCGCAAGTAGCGCAGTAGATGAAATGTTAGCAGGGAATTTTAAAGGCGCATTAGGCACTTTAGAATCAAACATTATGAGTAATAAGCAAAAGATTACGGCCACTCTCGCAGGGGCTTTAGTCGCTAAGGCTTTAACGAAGGGATTCGCTTCAGGCACACTAGCTAAGCTAGGGCCAATCAGGATCAAGGCATAAACCATGTGCGCATTCTATAGATCGAGGGAGGGTGCACTGACGGCTTCAGATACAATGACTTCATTAGGGAGCATGTATGGACAATCGACAACCGCCAGCATTCAAATCCCCAAGCAAGCAAGCCAAATTGTTGGCATCATAGCCACTGTTTCAAGTGACAGTGCAACAAACGGCGCAACAACATTTGCAATGCAACTAAGTGGCGACGGATTAAGTCAAGGACAAGAAACAATAGTTGTAGGTTCACAAGGCGTTGACGGAACACCAGCCAGTAACGGAGCTACTAATCTACCATTTAGTTTAGATGTAGCAATACCAGTTGTTGGAAGTAATCAAGTTAGTGTCGCTATGGCAATGGATACCGATATCGGATCTTGCTCATGTGCCGTGACTTTGGTATTTGCTTAAAATTTAACAATGGAAAAGCGCGAGGGCTATGCCCCGTGGTCTTTAACTAG